GGAAAAAGTTCGTGCGCAGAAGGCAAAACTTCAGCGCAATCAACAAATTGCTCAACAACAGCAACAACAAGCGCAGCAAGCTCCTCCGCGACAGCCTGCGCCTCAAGCACCACCGCCTCGTGATCCTAAGCTCGAAGGCTGGTTGGAAAAGAATTCTTGGTTTGGCAGTGACCGCATCATGACGCGCGCTGCTCAGGCTATTCATGAACAGCTTGTTCTTGAAGAGGACTTTGACCCTACGTCAGACGATTACTACAAAGAAATCGACTCTCGTATGCGCAGAGAAATGCCTCAGAAATTTAATCGGGAGAAGCGGTCCAACGCTCAGACTGTTGCTCCTGCGTCCAGTGGACGGTCAGTAAAATCAGGGCGGAAGAAGGCGGTGGAATTAACACCGGGACAAGTGGCATTTGCGAAAAAGATGAGGATTCCTCTTGAAAAGTACGCAAAAGAAGTCGCTAAAATTAGTAGTCGGAGAGATTAAAATGGCAGATCGTACACCACGCGAAACAAACACGCGGGAGCGCGCAGAGCGCGTTCAAGAATGGCGACCCGGTTCTGCTTTGGAAGCTCCTGAACCACCAATCGGTTATAAGCACCGCTGGATTCGAGAATCTGTGATGGAATTCGATGACAAAACTAACGTACACAAGAAACGGCAAGAAGGCTGGGACCTCGTTCGCGCTGAGGAATATCCCGAATATGTAGGGCCTGTAGTAGATGAGGGACGCAACGCTGGCATCATTGGTGTTGGTGGACTTGTTCTCGCACGCATCCCCAACGAAATGGCTGAACAGCGGAATAAACACTATCAAGGTGTTTCTAAAAACCAATTGGACGCAGTGGATCGTGACTGGATGCGTGAAAACAATCCAGCTATGCCGAAGCTGAGTCCGCAACGTAAATCTTCTGTCTCTTTTGGCGCTGCCAAGGGCAGATCATCTGAAGGATAATAAGCTATGTCTAATCAAGACGCTTCTTTTGGCCTTCGTCCAGTTCGTACAAGCATTAGTTCGCAGCAGCAGAATCGCTACCGCATTGCTTCAAGCTACGCAACTGCCATTTTCCAAGGCGATCTTGTCGCAATGGTAACAGGTGGTGGTATTGAGCGTGTTGCAGCAGGAGGATCAGGTTTGATCCTTGGCGTATTCAACGGTTGCTTCTATACTGATCCAACAACTGGCAAGCCAACATATGCAAACAGCTACCCCGGTGGCGTTGCTGCTTCCGACATCATGGCAAATGTTATTGATGATCCGGGTGCAACATTCGAAGTACAAGCCAACGCTGCTTTCCCAGTAGCTGATTTGGCTGGTAACTTTGACATCGTTGACCAATCCCCAGTAGGAGATACCACATCTGGTACTTCTCGCTTGGAATTGGCTGTGTCTACTGGCGCTGTGACGGCAACATTGCCGTTGAAAGCCATCGACATTTCTCAAGACCCTGAGAACAGCGATGTTTCGTCTGCGAACACTAACGTGATCGTAAAAATCAACAATCACCTGTTCAGTGCTGGCACTGCGGGTCTGGCATAAGGAGACTGAGTTATGGCTATTTCACGTTCACAACTGGTCAAAGAGCTAGAACCGGGCCTCAACGCTTTGTTCGGCATGGAGTATGATCGCTATGAAGGCGAGCACGCTGAAATCTTTGATACGGAAACATCAGACCGTGCATTCGAAGAAGAAGTTATGCTCGTCGGATTTGGAAATGCTCCAACAAAATCAGAGGGTTCTGGGGTTGAGTTCGACAATGCAAACGAAGCATATACTGCACGTTACTCACATGAGACCGTTGCATTAGCTTTCGCATTGACCGAAGAAGCAATCGAAGACAACCTGTATGACCGTCTTGGTGCTCGCTATACGAAGGCGCTTGCGCGTTCTATGGCACACACTAAGCAGGTTAAAGCGGCGGCAGTATTGAACAACGCGTTCAACTCTAGCTTCGCTGGTGGTGACGGCGTTGAGCTTTGCTCGACTGCTCACCCACTTGCAGGTGGCGGCACTTTCCGCAACGAGCCATCAACAGCGGCTGATCTCAACGAAACATCGTTGGAAAATGCGTTGATTGACATCTCGACCTTCGTAGATGAGCGTAACATGATTATCGCTTTGCGCGGCACAAAAATGATCATTCCACCACAACTGCAATTCGTTGCAGATCGTTTGTTGGAATCAACATTGCGTGTTGGCACAGCCGATAATGATGTAAACGCAATTCGTAACATGGGTATGCTTCCAGAGGGTTACACTGTTAACCACTTCTTGACAGACCCAGATGCGTTCTTCATCAAGACTGACGCGCCTAACGGATTCAAGCACTTTGAGCGTTCGCCAATGCGGACAAACATGGAAGCTGACTTCGACACAGGCAACATGCGCTTTAAAGCTCGTGAGCGTTATAGCTTCGGCTATTCCGATCCACGCGCAGTATTTGGTTCACCCGGAGCCTAATTCGGTTGAAACGTCATTTGAAAGGGGCTGCTTCGGTGGCCCCTTTCTTTTTTCTTTCTTTGTGTTATTCTGAACTTGAGTAATAATGCTCGGTATATATCCATATGTTTTGCACGCATATGGAGTTGACCTCGGACACGAGAGGAGAAAAACATGGCAACTACACATTTTTCAGGCCCAGTACAGTCAACCAATGGCTTTGAGGTTCCAGTTGTAACAACTGCTAACTTACCTGCTTTTGCAGATACTACTGTTGGTACTGTTTACATTGTCAGCGACAATGGCGCAGGCAACAACGAATACTGTTTGGTAATCAATACAGGAGCCGCTTGGGTTACTGCTATTGGCGCTGCTCTAACATAATAGGAGGCGTTTATGGCAGGTCCAGTAAAAGCATATAATTGGACGCAGGGCACTACTGCTGCTGTTGTTGGCGACTCACGTTCGCGTATCCGTCAGATTGTAATTTACGCGGCTGCGGCTGGCGCATTCACAATCAAGAACGGTAGCGCGTCTGGTGATACGCTGATTACACAGACATTCCCAACAGGGATTCATCACTTGAACATTCCAGATGATGGCATTCTTGCGACGAATGGCGCTTATGTAAGTGCGTTCACAGGTGCAAGCAACCAATTGACAATCTTTTTGTCATAAAGAGGTTTGTATGGCTAATTTCCGTTCCATAACACAAGTTGGAACATCTGAGCCATTTGAGCTTCAGGTGGCGCGGGGGCAAATCCCCGGCCACAAACATATTTTTAAGTTTGGCGTGAATCCTATTGTTCAGAACGTAGAAGAAACAGTATGGGAAGGCGGCGGTCTGTATGTGTACCCGTCTTCAGCGGTAACAATGACGATTGCCAGTGCGTCTGGTGCGACTGATAATGGCGTAATTATAACCATTTCTGGTTTAGATTCTGACTATAACGAACAATCAGAAACCGTTACATTAGCAGGCTCTGGTACTGCGACGACGACAAAATCTTTTCTTCGTGTTAATCGTGGGTTTGTTGCAGGGCCACAAGCTCCTGTTGGGTCAGTAACTGTAGCAAATGGTGGCGTTACCTATGCGTATATCAACGGGGGTAATCAGACATTGATGGCAGTGTGGACGATCCCCGCTGGATACGATGGCTTTATTACCCAGCTTGATGTTACCGTTTTAACTGAGCAAAACAACAAGTTTGGAAACATTCGTCTTGTGACCAAAGAGCAGGGCGGTGTTTTTCGTACTCAAGAGACGTTCTCTGTAGAGCAAGGCCCGATTAGCTTGCCGTACTCTATCCCTTTGTATATCCCTGAAAAAACGGACATTGAATACAGGGCGATAGCATCTAGTTCTCAAGCGAATCTTCGTGTTTCAGCCACGTTTGAGCTTATTTACATAAAACGTGAGGATTGGTCCTGATGGCTCGTAAAAAAGAGAATCCAATACGCAAAACCACTGGTAAAGGCGGCAATTACCGCAAAACCAAGTCTGGCGCGGGTATGACCAAAAAAGGTGTGGAAGCCTATAAAAAAGCTAATCCCGGTTCAAAATTAAAAACTGCTGTGACTGGTAAGGTCAAAAAGGGCAGCAAGGATGCCAAGCGGCGTAAATCCTACTGCGCTCGTTCGGCAGGTCAAATGAAGAAGTTCCCAAAAGCGGCAAAGGACCCTAATAGTCGCTTGAGGCAGGCGCGTAAGCGTTGGAAGTGTTAATATGGCTATAGGCCGCTCACAGATGGCGCAGCAAGTGACCAAGCCGCCTATGAAGAGGAAGAAAAATGCCAAAGGACGCGTGCTACAAAAAGGTAAAGGCAAGGTACAAAGTGTTTCCAAGCGCATACGCAAGCGGCGCAATCGCAAAGTGTCGTAAAGTAGGTGCTAAAAACTGGGGA